GATACACACAGGCTCTAGCTGCGTGTTGCAGAACTCGGAGATTTCTCCATACGGGTCGCGCAGATCGGAACTGGTACGGATCACAGCCATCGAAATCACCTCCTATAATCGATATGCACATTCTATCAGAATAACGATACGAAGTCAAATAAGGAGAACGCATGGGAGTGCAGAATTCCATTTTCCACTTCCGCGACAAACCGAAAGATTCCCTCAATGGCAGCCGCTACAGTTTCTTCTTTGGCGGTACATCGAGCGGAAAGCCGGTGAACGAAACGACCGCCATGCAGATGACGGCGGTGTACTCCTGTGTGAGAATCTTGTCTGAAACCGTCGCGGGGTTACCGCTGAACGTCTACCGATACAATGACAGCGGAGGGAAAGAGAAAGCGTTCAAGCACCCGCTCTATCGTCTTTTGCATGACGAGCCGAACCCCCAGATGACGAGCTTCGCGTTTCGGGAGACGCTCATGAGCCACCTGCTCTTATGGGGGAGCGCTTATGCGCAGATCATCCGAAACGCCAGAGGCGAGGTCATCGCGCTCTACCCGCTCATGCCGAACAAAATGACAGTCGACCGTGATCAAAGCGGCCGGCTTTTTTATTCGTATCAGCGAGGGTTGGAGGATCCGACCACGCTCGGAAAATCGACGCAGGTGATGCTTTCTCCCTCGGACGTGCTGCACATTCCCGGACTCGGGTTCGACGGGCTGATCGGCTACAGCCCGATCGCCATGGCGAAGAATGCGATCGGATTGGCGATCGCTACCGAAGAGTACGGCGCGAAGTTCTTCGCCAACGGCGCTGCTCCGTCAGGGGTACTGGAACATCCCGGTACGATCAAAGACCCTATGCGTGTCAAGGAAAGCTGGAATGCGGCATATCAGGGCAGCGCGAACGCGCACAAGATCGCGGTTCTCGAAGAGGGTATGAAGTACACGCCCATTGGGATCGCGCCGGAACAGGCGCAGTTTCTGGAAACCCGCAAGTTTCAGATCAACGAGATCGCGCGCATCTTCCGCGTTCCTCCGCATATGCTGGCGGACTTGGAGAAATCGTCGTTCAGCAACATCGAGCAGCAATCGTTGGAATTCGTCAAATACACGCTCGATCCCTGGGTCGTGCGCTGGGAACAGAGCATGTGCCGGGTGCTGTTCAGCGAGAGCGAGAAGCCGACGTACTTCATTAAGTTCAATGTGGATGGGCTGCTTCGCGGCGATTATGCCTCCCGCATGAGCGGGTACGCCACCGCACGGCAAAACGGCTGGATGAGCGCGAACGATATCCGCGAACTGGAGAACCTCGATCGCATCGCGCCTGACTTCGGTGGCGATTTATACCTGATCAACGGAGCCATGACGAAGCTGGAGGACGCGGGTCTGTTTGCAAACGCAACGAAAAAGGAGGATTCCGCTTGAAGAAGCAATTCTGGAACTGGGTGCGAAACGAGGACGGCACCCGAACATTGACATTGAACGGCACGATCGCCGAAGAGAGCTGGTTTGAAGACGACGTCACCCCGGGGATGTTCAGGGACGAACTGAACGCCGGAACGGGTGACGTTGTTATTTGGATCAACAGTCCGGGCGGCGACTGCGTGGCGGCAAGCCAGATCTACACCATGCTCATGGATTACAAAGGTCATATCACGGTCAAGATCGACGGCATTGCGGCTTCTGCCGCGTCGGTGATTGCCATGGCGGGCACAGAGGTACTCATGGCGCCGACGAGCTTGCTCATGATCCACAATCCGCTGACGATAGCCATTGGCGACAGCGAAGAGATGCAAAAAGCCATCGCCATGCTGGACGAGGTGAAGGAGAGCATCATCAACGCATATGAGCTGAAAACGGGAATGTCCCGGGCGAAGCTTGCGCACCTCATGGACGCCGAAACGTGGATGAACGCGAATAAAGCGATCGAGCTTGGTTTCGCGGATGGCGTTTTGACAGATGAAAAGAAGCAGGCGACGCACGATGATGTGACATTCAGCTTCTCCCGCCGCGCGGTCACCAACGCGCTGCTGAACAAACTGCAGCGAAAACAGGCAAGCAAAGCGCCTGCTGCGGAGGAACCACCTCCCGCACAAACAACCGAACAGAAATACCCTGTGGAGCCGCTGTATCAGCGGCTCTCTTTGATTTCACACTGAGGAGGAAACGAATGAGTACAGTTTTACAACTGCGCGAGAACCGCGCAAAGAAATGGGACGCCGCGAAGGCGTTTCTGGACGTCAAACGCGGCGCGGATGGCTTGCTCTCCGCCGAGGACGCGGGCGCATACGAAAAGATGGAAGCCGAGGTCGTCGCGCTCGGCAAAGAGGTCGAGCGCCTCGAGCGTCAGGCTGCGCTGGATGCGGAATTAAACAAGCCCACGGCCGATCCGTTGACCAGCAAGCCCGCGCAACAGAATACGGAGCAAAAGACCGGCCGCGCGACCGCCGAGTATAGAAAGGCGTTCTGGAACGCGATTCGATCCAAGAATCCCCGAACGGAGATTTTGAACTCTTTGCTCGAGGGCACCGACAGCGAGGGCGGTTATCTCGTTCCCGACGAGTTTGAGCGCACGCTGGTACAGAAGCTGACGGACGTAAATGTACTTCGCCCGCTCTGCCATGTGATTCAAACCAGCTACGGCGATCGGAAGATACCGGTGGTCGCTTCGAAGGGTACCGCCGACTGGGTCGACGAAGAAGGCACCTACCCGCTTTCGGACGATTCCTTCTCGCAGGTCGTCCTTGGCGCGTACAAGCTCGCGACCATGATTAAGGTATCGGAAGAACTGCTCTCCGACAGCATCTTCGATATCGAGGGGTATGTCTCCGAACAGTTCGGCAAGCGCATCGGCGACAAGGAAGAGGACGCGTTCCTCAACGGCAACGGCACGAGTAAGCCGATCGGCATCCTGAATGCCACGGGCGGCGCGGAAATCGGCGTCACTACGGCGGGCGCGGTCGCGATCACGGGCGACGAACTGATCGACCTCGTGTACTCGCTTCGTGCGCCGTATCGCAAGAGCGCGGTGTTCGTGCTCAACGATACGACGGTCAAGCTCCTGCGTAAACTAAAGGATGGCGACGGTCAGTATCTCTGGCGTCCGGGTATCACGGAAAACGCGCCGGACACGATTCTTGGCCATAGAATCGTAACCAGCGAATTCATGCCCGGAGTCAGCGCGGGCAACAAGTCCATCGCGTTCGGCGACTTCTCCTATTACTGGATCGCCGATCGCCAGGGACGCACGTTCAAGCGCTTGAACGAGCTGTACGCCACGACCGGTCAGGTCGGCTTCCTCGCATCGCAGCGGCTCGACGGCAAGCTGATTCTGCCGGAAGCGATCAAGGTTCTGCAGCAGAAGGCGTAAGGAGGAATCTTGAATGCAGATCGTCGAAGAACCGGCGGTTGAAGGGCCGCATAACTGTAAGAATTACATGACCGACGGCGGCGACACATTGGTGATCGGCGGAACGCTGGCAATCGAAAGCGGTGCCATGGTCATAGGATTGCCGATTGAACTTGCCACCGTTAATACGACAGGCGTCATGTATCAGGCTGAAAATCAGAGTATCAGCACCGCGACGGATGTCGCGGCGCTGGTCAACGACCTCAACGCATTGCTATTGAAACTGAAAATCGCCGGCATTATGGCCAAAGACCCGCCGGGAGCGGCGTGAGATGGCGACGCTGCTGAGTAAGGTTAAGTCGAACCTGATCCTGACGCACGATGCAGACGATGAACTCCTTTTGCGCTTGATCGATGCTGCAGTCTCCTACGCGGAAAGTTACCAGCACCTGACCGCGGGAACCTACGAAGCGGCGGGTATGTCGCCAACGACAGAGGCGGCGATAATCATGCTCGCTTCCCATTTCTACGAGAGCCGTGACGGCAGTACGGGCGGGTTCTTCGCGGATAATGTGCAGGCGGGGCAGCAGGTTTGGAACACGGTGAACACGCTGCTCCGCCTCGACCGCGATTGGAAGGTGGGTTCTTGAGCTACGGCAGAATGAACGCCATGATTTCGATTGCGCGGGAAGTTGTAATAAAGGACGCGGAAGGGTTCGCGGCAAAGGTCGATCAGGTTCTGGTTTCATTGTTCGCATACCGGGAAGGACGGCACGGTTCTCAGAAATGGGTAAACCGCGCCGTCTTTTCCGAAGCGACAGATTTATTTCGATTCAGGTTAATTCCCGGGTTGAATGTAAACACCTCACATGTGATTCTCTGCGGTGATGATCGCTTCGAAATCACGTCCGTCGAGGATGTGAAGGGCAGAGGGATGTATCTCGAAGTGCTGGCAAAGAGGGTGACGGCGGATGGCTAAGGTGAAGATCCAGATGCCGGACGAGCTCCTTAATCAAATCGCCGGTATGGGTAACGCGCTCGACGCTGCGATTCCGAGAGCGCTCGCAGCAGGCGGCAAGGTCGTTCTCGACAAGATGAAATCGAACTTACAGGCAGCGATCGGGCATGGCACAAAGACCAAATCGCGCTCGACTGGTAAGCTTGCCGCGTCGCTCGGCCTATCACCCGCGAAGCTGGATCGAGATGGCAACTTCGATGTGAAGGTCGGCTTTTCGGAAGGGCGCGGCGACATCAGCAACGCCATGCTCGCCAATGTACTGGAATATGGGAAACACTGTCAGCCGCCGAAGCCGTTTTTAAAGCGGACGAAATCATCGAGTCGAAAACCTTGTGTCGAGGAGATGCAGCGCGTATTGAAGGAGGAACTGGATCTCCCGTGAGTATGTTGGAAGAACTGAATACGATCGTCGAGAGCGCCGGGCTTCCTGTGGAGACCGGCGTTTTCTCTGCCACAGCGCCGGACGCGTATGTCGTGATCACGCCGATTTCGGAGCATTTTGAGCTGTTTGCCGACAATGCGCCGGGCATGAATATTGAGGAAGCGCGGCTTTCGCTCTTTTCGAAGGGCAACTACGGCGCGAGGAAACGGCAGCTCGTTCGGTTTCTGCTTGCGGCGGGATTCTTAGTATCGGAACGGCGTTATATCGGGCTGGAAGAGGACACGGGATATCACCACTTTGCCATCGATGTGGCGAAGGAGTATTTGGAGGAAGAATAGATGGCAACCATCGGATTGGATAAACTCTACTACGCGAAGATCACTGAGGGAACGAACGGCGATGAGACATATGCCGCGCCCGTTTCACTTGCCAAGGCGATGTCAGCGGAACTGAAAATCGATATTAACGAAGCGACACTATACGCCGACGATGGCGCCGCCGAAGTGGTCAAGGAGTTCAAGAGTGGCACGTTGACGCTCGGGATTGACAACATCGGCGCGGCGGTCGCGAGCGATCTAACCGGTTCGCAGATTGACGACAACAAGGTGCTGGTTTCCCAGAGCGAGAATGGCGGCCAGCCTGTCGCGATTGGATTCCGTGCGAAGAAGAGCAACGGCAAGTATCGCTACTTCTGGCTCTATCGCGTCGTGTTCGGTATTCCCGCGACGAACCTGCAGACGAAGGGCGATAACATCACGTTCTCGACCCCGTCGATTGAAGGGACGATCATCCGGCGTAATAAGCTGGACGGTCAGGGCAAACATCCGTGGAAAGCGGAGGTCAACGAGGATGATACAAGCGTACCGGCGGCGACGATCTCGGGTTGGTACACGCAGGTCTACGAGCCGACATTCGCGGCGGAGGGTTAACATGGAAAACGACAGAGGCGCAATGATCCGAATCGGCAATCGGGAGTATGAGATGCTCCTGACCACCCGCGCGACCAAAGAGATCGCGAAGCGCTACGGCGGACTTGAGCACCTTGGCGACAAGCTCATGAAGGCGGAGAACTTCGAGCTGGCACTGGACGAGGTGGTGTGGTTGATTACGCTGCTCGCGAATCAGAGCACGCTGGTGCACAACCTTCTCGAGCCGGACGATAAGCACGAACTGCTGACTGAGGAAGCGGTGGAACTACTCACCACACCGCTAGACCTGTCCGGCTACAAAGCCGCGATTATGGAAGCGATGGTCAAGGGCACGAAGCGCTATGTCGAGAGCGAGGAGGAACCCTCAAAAAACGCACTGGTCGGGCAAGCGACGAAGAGTTGTTTGCCCGACTGATCTTCTATGGCGTGACGCTGCTGGGGCGGTCGGAGCGCGAAGTTTGGCTCATGCCGCTGGGCGCTCTGCTTGACCAATGGGAGATATATCGGCAGACAAATGGGCTTTCGACAATCAGAAAGCACTGTGATATCGATGTTGCGATCCCAAATTCTTTGGTTTGAACAAAATAGGATTGACATTCTTGTTAAAAAACACGAGAATGTAGTTAAATGTTAAAAATATGTGTTTCGGGAGCATTGTTTCATGTTGCGCAAGACTAAGAATATAGTAACAACGTTCATTATACTATTTCTTATGTTCACGATTCCCAAAGAACATCCGAATTACGGCGTACTGGAAAAGCTCAAGAGTCGAATTAAGGTCTATCGGAACGATACCCTGATCTGGATTGGGCGTGCGATCGAGGATGCCCGTGATCTTTACGAGAATCGGAAGGTGATTACGGAGGGAGTGTTATCGTTCCTGCTGGACAGCGTTCTGCGCCCATTCACCTTCGATGGAACGGCGGCGGAATTCTTCAAATGGAGTCTGGGAACGCATCACGAGCAGGTGAACGAAAGCCAGCGATTTGTAATTGGACCATGCGACCTGAGCGGATCGGTCAGCATTGC